ATAGTAACCGACCTCATCTCGCGAAAAATTGGCGAAAACCTCATGAAAAAAAAGGGCGCCGAAGCGCCCGAATATCCTTATCAGTTAATCTAGTGTTTGTGTAACAACAAAAACACGCCAGCAAGGAAGAAAAATGATACAGTACATGCCAGAATTTCAAGACCAGTCATGATGCCACCGGCATGATTTTAATGTAACCTTCCGACATTTCATAGTCGAGAGGAGTATCGACACCATTTTCGGTATCACCAAAAAGCTCTTTGAGGCGAGAATTGTGAATGCCGACGATGGCGAACTTACGATCTTCGGGAATTCGCTTCGAGGCTTTCTTGACTCTCGTGAACACCGTGTTGGTACCATTCGGATCAGACTTGATTTCGACAGAATCCTCATTATACACAACGTTGAATCGCGAACCGGGTTTGAAACCGGGTAATCCGTACTTCTGCTCTTCGAGCCAAAGTCGGCGCTTGCCTTTTTGCGTGTGGAGTTTCATTGGCTTATTGCTCATAGTGGGTATAGCCCCTTGGTTGGTTAAAATTAAAATGACTCTCAATTATAGAATGAAAAAATGTGACTTCAATTAAGTGCATCGGTACATCACCATATGGTTATATGACTCTATAAATCAATTGATATATAACTATATTAGAATATTATGATATTTGGGAGTCTGTTCTGATACGGACGCACAAGATCCTTCTTTTTCTGAAACTCAATTTTTTTCTAAAATTTTTTAGTTATTATGGTTACTGTGTTAGAATATCCGGCACCTGGGGAGGAGTTAACAAAAGGAGAGGCGAATGCCCTGGAAACAAGGACAGTCAGGTAACCCTAAAGGGAGACCAAGAAAGAGTCAGAAGACGATGGCTCAATTACGCACACAGATCAGTGAGCATCTTCCAGATGTTATTGAGGTATTAGCAGGTGCTGCCAAATCGGGAGATGTACAGGCTGCTAGAATATTGGTTGAGCGTTGTGTTCCATCGATGCGGGCACTAGACCAGAATATCAACGTAAATGAAGCGGTTCGTGGAATCTCTGATTCAGAACTATTGAACCTAATGAATGAATTTGAAATTGCTACGGAGACCGACTAATGGCATCAACAATCAGCCCTGCGACTTTAACAGTAACAACCACAGAAAGTATCACAATAAATGGTTCCAACATGGGAGCTACAAATACTTTCTCACTAGCTTCGATTACTGAAGTAAATCAACGAATTGTTTCTATAGATGCTACCAACGTAAGAACTCTGTTTGAATTTGGGGCTGCGGTAGGCTCTGGAACATATGTTTCTCCTAATGTGAAATACATAAGAATCACAAACAAGGATGATAGTAATCCTGTTAGGATAAATATAGAAAGTGCTACATCAAACTGCTGGGAGATGGTTGTTGCTGGTGCAAGTTGGTCGATATCTTCTGTAGCTTCTGCAATGGATGCTGATGATGACACAACTATAGTAGCACCAACACTTCAAGATATAGTAAAGATCAGTGCACAAAGTGTCTATGCTATTGACTTAGATTGCTACATAGCATCGATATGATAACAAGACCAGCTAAGCAACGTGACTATAGCGCAGACAGAAATAAACCTGGCGGCTCTAATGTGGGTAAATATCCTGGTGTTAAGAGCTTCGCGGGCCCATCTGGGGGTGCTCCAAAAGGATCATACCCAATCAACACAAGAAAACGGGCTAAAGCTGCTTTGAGTTATGCTCGTCATGCACCCAGTCCTAGTGGAATACGTAAGGCAGTGCATCGTAAATATCCAACTTTAGGAGTTTAAACATGTCAAATGGCAATGGTTTTGGAGATGATGGTGGTTACGGAGAATTTGGCGGTGGATATGCTGGTGCGCCAGCTGGAGGTGGACCTGATAATGCTCCAGAAGAAACAACTTGGAGCTCAATAGTCGACGCAATGAAAGGTTTATTTACAAAAGAAAGAGCACCTATGCTAGACGAGTATGGTCGCCCTGTAGATGCATACGGAAGACCTATAGGTTCACCATTATCGGGTAAAGCACGTGGGCATGGTTACAACGTCGGTATTAAGGAGGAGTACTCGCCAGGCACGACGCCAGGTTGGGCAAGCGGCGTTGATTGGAGTGGTTTTACTCCAGACGATGGATATAAAGGTTACACCACCGATTCTGGATGGTTTAATCCAACAAACCCTGTTAATGCGTGGGGCAAGTCCGTGATGGGACCAACTTATAATTGGAGTGGAGTTGGTCAAGCCATGGGTTTAGCACCGGGCGGCACCAAAGACGCAAGCGATAGATAACAACGGAGATTTACAATTATGCCAACGGTAACAGGTGTAACACCAGAACAGAAAAGGAAATTAGAAGCACAAGTTAATAAGCGATTAGCATCGCGGGCTGATACTAGAGGTTCTTCTAAAAGACGTACTGGCAAAGACATGGCGAATATTAGGGGCGGTGTTAAATTAATGCCAAGCACATTAGCAGGTACTACAACACCATTGACAACCGCTATGAAGCAACACGTAAAAAACTACGCACAGAGTGATGCGTCTAAAGCAAAATACGCTGCTGGCGTTAAATCCGCATATAAGAACACACCAACTAGTGTAGCATCAACTAAGATAGCACCAGGACAGGGTTTTGGTAGTCATAGAACTGGTTCTAAACGAAAAGATGTTAGACCTTGGTCTGAAAATATAATGTCAGCATATAAGAAGAAGTATAACATTGGAACAGGCACATCTACAGCAGCCGATAGATCAGCATACAGGGATAAACAACAGAAGGTATCAAAACGACGTAAACATTTACTGGGGGTTCAATCATAATGCCACAAGTAGGAAAAAAACACTTCGCTTATAATAGTGCGGGAGTACAGGCAGCTAAAAGAGAATCAGCAAGAACTGGGCAACCACTTGTTCACAAAAAGAAAAAATCCAGTTTGGTGAGTGCTATGCGAGGAGCATCATACGGTAAAACGTCGTAATGGCCTTAATAAAAAATGTCGAACGTACTTTAACGATCAATACAGGGTATGGATTATCTGATCTATTAACCTATATGAGTAGTGGTGCGACCGCTTCTACAACAGAGATCACGGTTATGACACAAGGTGTAGGAACACCTGATCCTACATACCTTTGGATGCCTGGAGCGTCTAGTGGTGGTTCTTTCTACACAGGAAGAACTGTATCTCTACAGACGACAATTAACTCAACAGCTTTGATCATCGAAGTAATTCCAGGTTCGTTGGCTACATGGCCGGGCTCTGGATATATTTATTTTACCTCGCCAGCAGAAGGTATATACTATTCAAGTATAAACCCTTCTACAACAAGCGCTAGTGGTAATGATGAATTCGTTATAGCATCAGTAGCAGATAGGGGTTGGTCTGGTTCTGCGTCAACTCATACAGCTGTGGTGACTATTCACGAAATTGCAGTGTGGTATGTTCAAAGTATAAATTACGATACTAGTTCTGGACTTTTTAATTTCTCTTACTTCGCTAGAGAAGCGTCACGTGTAGGTTATCAAGCGCCAGATATACCTGGTAACGTATATTCGCAAGATAGATCATTTTCTGGTTCTCTTTTTAATGCTTATGAATTAGTAGAAGAGTCTGCCACATGAGTTTGTCAGTTGCATTATCGAACAGCGTTCCAAAGGAGGAGATTCGTGCATTATTAGCTACAGAAATGCAACGACGTTTGGAAACGCGGCAGACTCGCTGGACAGCACTCGAAGGCCCACAGAAGAAGTTTGTTAATAGTGAGCATCCTCATATACTGTTTGGCGGAGCGCGAGGAGGTTCTAAAAGCGTTGGAATGCTTCTAGCGTTTCGTAAGCATGCAGAGAAATACGGAAGAGAAGCACAGGGTCTTTTGTTTCGCAGGACGTTTCCAGAAACGGGGGAACTCGTCAAGCTGGGTCAGTACGTCTTCGTACAAGAAGGTTGGGAATGGAAAGTTGGGGAGCGAAAATGGGTTGCGCCCAGCGGAGCTGCGCTACAGCTTAAACATCTTGATGAAGACGCTGATGCTATGAAGCTGCAGGGTTTTTCTGTAACTTTCCTAGGCTTTGACGAGCTTGGTAACTGGCCGTCAGCAGATCCTATAGATCTGCTTGGAGCTACCATGCGTTCGGCTGCTGGCGTACCAGTTCTATTCAGGGCATCTGCTAACCCAGGCGGCCCAGGACATGGTTGGGTTAAAGAAAGGTATATAGATGCTGATGACAAAGACAGAATCTTCATACCTTCTAAGATTCAAGATAACACTCCACTCATGGAAAATGATCCAGGTTATATTGATAGAATAAAAGGTAGTGGACCTCCTTGGTTGGTAAAGGCTTGGTTGGAAGGTGATTGGAATATTGCCCCAGGAGCTTTCTTTGAAAGCGTTTGGGATCCTTCCATACACGTTGTTGAACCATTTGACATACCGTTAGAGTGGCGAAGATGGAAGTCATATGACCATGGATATAAGTCGCCAGCTGGATGTGTCTGGTTCACTCAAGACTATGATGGTATAATCTATATCTATAAAGAGCATTATTGGAGCTCTAAACCTAACAAAGGCAGTGAAACACCAATAGAAGATATTGCGCGGGAGATTTTAGACATTGAAGAGGATGAGCGTTCGAAAAGCATTAGATTCAGAAATAATGTGGCGGACTCGGCGATTTTTATGCGAGACGGTCGCCATAAAAGTGTTGCAGACGTATTTGCTGATTATGGTATTATGTGGGAGGCTAGCTCAAAGGGTCCCGGGTCTAGAGTTCAGGGTTTACAAGAAATGGTTGATAGACTCAACAATAAAACGCTTAAGGTTTTCAGCACTTGCAAGCATTGGTTACGTACAGTACCTTCACTACCTGCTGACCCTAGGAGGGTGGAAGATATTGATACGAGCGCGGAGGATCATCTCTTCGACGCGACGCGGTATGGATTGATGATGAAGAGAGCTAGAAAATTGAAACCTAAGGTAAAAGAATTAGGACCGCAGCCATTTACTATGGCTTGGTTAGACAAACTTGACGAACTGTACGAGGCATAGTAATGGAAGACTTGAGCTTAAGTAATATAAATCCTAATACAGACGTTGGCATTCCTTCAGACGCTAAAGGGTTAATTAGAAAGTATCAGCAAAATGTAGAACTTTCTTATCAGAAATGGAAGGCTAGATACAAAGAAATTGAGTCTGCTAGACGTTATTCATTGGGGCGACTCAATGATAGAACACAGGGGATGAGTCTTGAACAAGCATTTGGTCAGGGTGGTAGACTGATTAAAGGAAATATTATTCACGCTACATTGCAAGGTTTACTTCCACATATATATTCTAAAAATCCAGAAATAAAAATAAGACCAGGATTAAACGTAGATCCACAAGGTTCTCAATATAGAGTTGCTGATTTGTTTGCTAGCACTTTAGAAATTATCTTGAATGAATCGTTAAAGAAAGCAAGACTTAAAAAAATAGCTAAACAAGTATTACGTTCCTGCATGACAAGTAAAATTGGTATTGTAAAGGTAACTTATCAAAGAGATTACTTCAAAGATCCATTAATTAGTAGAGAATTTAATGACGCGCAGGATAGTTTGGCAAAGATACAAGATGATATACGTCAATTAGAATCCGGCGATGGATACTATGGTGATAAAGACGAACTTGTAGAAGAGATAAAGATGACAATCAACTCTTTGTCGCAACGTGTCGAAGTGTTGCAACAAGAGGGTTTGAATCTTGGTTTTGTTCGTCCTGAAGATTTTCGTATGGATACGTCTCTTGATTCCTTACAAGATTATAATGCAGCTAGATGGATTGCTAATGTAACGTGGATGACACCATCAGATGTTATGGAGCGATTTCAATTAACGAAAAAAGATATTGAAAAATATACGATTTACCGAAGAACGACTGAAGGAATAGCAAATCGTTTAAACAAAGATAGTGCGTCTTATAGCGGAGAAGAGGATGTTAATCTTGCTGTTGCTGTTTGGGAGTACTGGGATAAAACAACACAAACGGTATATACTTGGTGTGAAGGCAGTGACAAATGGTGTAGGGAACCTTATGTACCAACAAAAATGGGTGAGCGATTCTTTCCATATTTTGTATTAGGTTTGAATTGGATAGATGGTCAAGAATGGCCAGTTTCTGAAACAGAATTAATGATGAACTTACAGGACGAATATAATACTGTAAGAGAACAATTAGCAATGCACAGAAAACTCTCTGCTCCTTTTTATGTAGCTGATGCTTCTCGTGTAAATGAAGAAGATATTGACGTGTTTAGTAATGCTACTATTGGTGATATCGCTATGATTAATGCTTCTGGACTTGGCGTTAATCAAGTATTTCAACCAGTGCAAGTACCCCCAATGAATCCAATTGTATATGATACCACTCCAATTCGTACAGATATGGAATGGATTAGTGGATTGGGTGATGCACAACGTGGTGGGATTATGCGTGCTAAGACAGCAACAGAAGCTAACATACAACAAGAGGGTATGGCTTCTAGGATGCAAGAGAAAATTGACGTTACAGAAGATTGGTTAAAAGATATAGCTTGGTATGCAGCTGAAGTTCTTTTGCAAGAGATTTCTCCACAGAGAGCACAAGCAATTGCTGGACCACAAGCGTTTTGGCCGATACTAAATAAACAGCAATTATACGATTCTGTTTTTATCAAGATTGCTGCCGGTAGTACTGGCATGCCAGATAATAATGCGGAAAGAATGCGATGGATAGAATTGATGCCGATCATTATGCAGAATATACAAATGGTGCAAATGATGAGACAAGCAGGTGTACCTGATCAGTTTAATCCTTACGTTCAATTACTAGAAGAGACTTTCAAACGTTTTGACGAGAGAATAGATATATCAAAATTCTTACCACCCATGCCAGAAGACGTGCAGGCTCACATGCAACAAAACATGATGATGCAACAGGCTATGGGACAAGGTCAACAACAAGGTATGCCTAATGCGGTTCAACCCCCTCCACCACCACAAGGGGCGAATGAGGTTATGAATGCTCCAAATAATAGAGTGATGCAGAGATCAAGAAATCAATATCGACCACCACAGGGAGAAATGTAAATGGCCGAAGTTCAAGAAGAATTATCTAATACAGAGTTACAAGACAGTACTTTTGATGTTATGTCAGAAGCACTAGAAGATCTACACAAGGATGATCCTGTTGTAGAAACCGCAGAGGAGATTGTTAATGACGAACCAATTGCCGAGCAGTCAGCAGAGTCAGACGTTAAAGCTCCCACCTTCGAAGAAGCTCAGAACGCACAGCAAGACACGAGGAGTAGGGTTGATACTACAGAAGAATCAGAAGAAGAACTTCAAACAGGCGAGGGAGTTCAAGCGTCAGAAGGTCTAGATTCTGAAGATGCAGAGGTTTATGATAATCTTAAACCTAAGGCTCAAGAACGCTTCAAACATTGGATTGACAGAGCTAATAGTCTAGAACAAGAATATAATTCTATGTTGCAAGGTAATAATCAATTGCATAGCATTATAGAAGGAAGCACTACGAATCCGCAACAACTTGGTTGGGCACTAGAGATGTTCAAGGGTTTAAACTCTGGCAATTATGCTACAGCCGTCAACTCTTTGAAGGCACTAGATCAGTTCTCTAATCAGATTGCTAAAACCTTAGGCGTTCAAACAGAGGGAAACGAACAGTCTAATTTTGCTGATTTCGAAGACTTATCAAGTGCTGTTGAAAACCTCGAGATGAGTGAAGAGTGGGCAAACAAGTTAGCCTCACAAAGAATAGCACAGAATTCTATGCATCAAGCTAGAAGTAACTTCTCACAGCATAATCAACAACAAGCACAGATGATGCAACAAATCGAGGTTGGTAAAAATACTGCATTCCAACAGATTGAAGCTTGGGAAAATAATTTGACTGAAAAAGATCCCGATTATAGCTTGAAGAAGGATATAATGATAGAAATGGGTACTCA